ACGGGCATGGCAACAATTCTTTCTGAATCTGTTGAACTTTTCCTCGGCAACAACGGCAACGACAGGCGCAGGGACTTTGCCTGCTCAACCCGTTGGATTCATAAATGTGACTGTAAATGGGCAGCCTTTTAAGGTTCCCTACTACAATCCATAAAGAGGTAAAGCATGGAATTATCTAACATAGACGATTTAAAAAAATCCATTGCCAATGGAACTGCTGTTGTAAAGCCAGAAATGGCTACGGCTAGTGGTGGTGAAGGTAGTGATTATTCATATACAGCGTATATGGTAACAACACCATCTGGCTTTACTTATGAGGCTGTGCCACAGGGTAATGGGTCGCTGGCAATAGATGTTCCTAATTCTCAAAATTCAGCACAATATCGTGGATATTTTAATTTTGACCCAAACACAGGAAAAACATCTGTAAGTGACCCATCTACATTTATGCAACCTAGAACATCTCGTTCTAGTGGTGGCGGAGGATTGTTTGGCGACATAACAAGTGGAATTTCTGATTTTTTAGATTCAGACATTGGCAAAATTGCATTGGTTGCCGCTGCTTACTACGGTGGCCCTGCTGCTGTTGATGCGCTAACAAGTGGCGCTGCTTCTACTGTTCCTGAAGCTATCAACATAGGTACAAGTACGCTGCCTGCGGGGATAACAGAAGCTCAATTGACGGCAGAAGAAGCGGCTACTAATGCTTCAATGCAAGGTGTAACGGGAGCTCAAGTGGGTACGGGTGCTGCGGCGGCTGCTCCTGCATTTACGGCAGAACTTCCTGCTAATTACACGCCTTATCAAGCACCTGAAATAACTAAGATTGCTGATCTTGCCGCTGCGCCAGCAACGACCGCAAATGATGCAGGTATAGCTGCCGGAGCTGCTGGAACAGCCGCTGGTGGCGCAGGAACCGCCTTGTCAAACGTCAACCCTGCTTTGGATGCAGCCACAGGGTTTGGCCCAACTGCCGCATCTGGCGCTTTACCTTCTGTTGGTGGTATTGCCAACGGTATTGGTGGGGCAGCAGGAGCTGCCGCTGGTGCTGGTGCTGGCGCTGCTTTGAAAGACATTCTTCCATACACAGCAGGCGCAGGTGTTATTTCTAGCGTCATTGGTGCAAACGCTGCCACTTCTGCTGCTGATGTGCAATCTGCGGCTGCTAAAGCTGCTATTGATCAACAACAAGCAAACTTCAACACGATCAACCAACAGCAGGCTCCATATCGAGCTGCTGGCTACACAGCGTTGAACGACATTGCAGGGTTAACTACTGGTAAAACACCTCAGTACGATGCAAGCGGAAACGTAGTAAAAGACGCTGCGGGCAATCCTGTGATGACCACAGGCTCTGGTTATTTGCAACATCAATTTGATGCAACTGACCTTAAGAACGGATTGGCCCCTAACTACGATTTCATGCTCCAGCAAGGCCAAATGGCTAATCAGCGAGCTGGTAACGTAGGTGGTGGTGGCTTATCAGGGAATACCCTACAAGCTCTGCAAAAGTACACGCAAGATTACGCTGGCAATGCTTATCAACAAGCATTTAACAACTATCAAACGCAACGAACTGGCATCTACAACACTTTGGCTAGTATTGCTGGAATCGGTCAAACTGGTCAGACTGCAACAAACACCGCAGCAACAAACGCAACAAACGCAGCGACACAATTGGGCGTTGGTAGCGCAGCGGCTCAAGCGGCTGGTCAGACGGGTGCAGCAAATGCTTACTCAAACGCTCTTGGTAACGTAACAAACAATTACACTTTGGCTGCTTTGTTGAACCAGGGCGGCAAGGTCGTATAAGGAACTGAAATGCCAGATTACCAATTCAACACAAACCTTGGGCCAGCAGCGCAGCAAGGTACAAGCCTTGCTGACATGATCAACACGGCCCGTGGCGCACAGGCTTTCCAACAGGCTCAAGAACTTAACCCTTTGGCTTTGCAAAAAGCGCAAATGGAAATCCAACAGGCTCAACAGATTAACCCGTTGGAAGTTCAAGCCAAGCAAATGGCAATTCAGCAATCACAGCAAACAAATCCTTTGGCGGTTCGCAAGGCTGCGGCTGAAACTAAAAGTGCGGAATTTGGACTAGATAAAACTCAGGCTGCATTAAGCAATGAAATGTTTGGCGCCTTACGCAACAATAAAGCTATTCTCAATGCTGAAAAAGACCCTCAGTCTGCTGTTCGTGAAATTATTAAATACGAAAAATTAATTGAAAACGCTGGGGTTACTCCAGAAAAAATTGCACCTGTTTCATCTTATTTAATAAATGAGGCAATGAAAAACCCTGGCAATTTAATCGGACATTTAGACACTTTGATTGACGCTGGCATTGGTGCTGTAAATCAACGATCAATGCAAAATGGCACTGTGCAAGAGATCAATGGTGTTAAATATCAATACAACGCTGCAACTGGAAAAATGGTTCCTTTGGGTTCAGCTAACACACCTACTACCCCACCCAATGTTGTCAATCCGCAAAATCCTGTTGCAAAATTATCTGGTTTAGTTCGCCAAGATATGCCCGTAAGTTCTGGTGGTATTTCACAAATGAACGCACAGCAAGCAGAGCGATATACAGAAGGGCAAACGTTGCAAAAAGAGTCAACAGCCTTGGCGCAAGCTGCACAAGAAGCAAAACAAACATCACGCAAAATCAAAGAAAATATTGCGGCTGCTTCTGGTAGCGCACCAGGTCAAGCATTGCGGTCTGCTGGTAAATTTATTGCTGGTAGTGAGCAACTTGATGAATTGATTAAAAACTTGGCTGATAACCAAATGCGTCAAGCTGCTTTGATGGGCGCAAGTTCGTCAACAGACCAAGCGCGTCAAGTTCTTGCCTTGGCTAACGGTAGTGAAAACATCACTGCAAAAGCATTGGCTCAGATTGTTCAACGGGCTGATGCAACTTCAACTGCTTTGGAAAAATTCAGTACAGGTTTAAATAAATACTACGAAAAAGCTGGAACATACAACGGGCCAATTCATGCGCGTAACTTTAAGCAAACATGGTCTGAAAACTACGACCCGCGAATCTTTATGGTTCAGAACATAAATTCTTCGAATATGTCTGGTGCTGAAAAAGAAATTCAATTACAAGCATTACTGAAAGGCACAACTGAGGAAGAACGTAAGTCATTGGCTAAAAAAGCTGAAACAATTAAACGTCTTGAAAAAGGTGATTTTTAATGGCATACGATACCGACCCAGATGTTGCGGCATTTCTGACGGGCGGCAAAAGTTCGTCTGTTAGTCAGATTCCTACAAAAAATGTTGAACCAAAGAAAAGTGCAATGTATGGAAAAAATCCGCAATTTCAACCAGATGCAGAGCCTTCTGACTATTCTTCAGACCCAGACATTTCTGCATTTTTGACAACGCCATCTCAAAAAGTCTTGACACAAAATGTACCCAGTCAATTTAATCAATTGATTGGTAGGGCTTTGCAGACTTTCCAAGAACCAATCCAGCAGATCAAAAGTTTAGGCGAAGCTGGTGCTACTGCGTTAACAGGTGCAATTGCTGCCCCGATAGGCGCTGCAACTGGTGTTGTTGCTAACTTGCGTTCTGGTAAATTTGGAACACAGGCTGGTATCCAAGCTGGAGAAGAACAAGCCCGTAATTTGCAAGAACAAATGACCTATCAGCCTAAAACTGAAAAAGGTCAACAGTATGTGCAAAATTTACAAAAAGCATTTGAAGCAAGCAAACTTCCTCCTGTTGGTGTTCCTGAAGTTGCTGGCATGGCTCCTTTAGTTGCGCCAGCCAAACAGCAAGCTATGGGTGCGCCAGCACAACTCAAAGCAGGATTTGGAAAGTTAAAAGGTGAATTGCCAACAGTGCGCGTGGAAAAAGCAGGTATGCAAAGCGGTGGTGCTGCTGCTGCTGTGCCTGAAAATGTATTGCGTGGAAACATTGATTCTGCTTTGTCAACTGCTTCTCCTGAATTGCAAGCGCACATACAAGGTAAACCAGTACAGTCTGTAAACATTCCAGCATTGGAAACACGCGCCTTAGAAGAAAAACACGGTGTTAATCTAACAACAGGTCAACGTGTTGGCGATACACAAGCGTATTCGCAAGAATGGAATAAGCGTGGAGAAATCGAGTCACTTGGTAGACATTTTGAAGAACAGCCAACCCAAATTTCCAACGCTTTTGAAACATCTAAACAGCGTTATGCACCAGATATTTCATCAACTGCTGACGCTTCTGAATTGGGTCAAAATACTATCAATGGTTTAGCTGCAAAAGATCAAATTCGCACACAAGCAATTAGTGATGCTTACAAGGCTTTGAGAGAAGCTAACGGCGGTCAATTTCCTATTGACATTACAGCTTTAGACGCAAATATTAAAAAAAGTCTTTCAACACAAATGAAAACAAATCATTTGTCTGGTGCAATTGCTTCTGACTTAAAAGAATTTTACGCAAACCCTACTTTTGAAGCGTATGAGGCTTTGCGTACAAACTTGGCTAATGAAATGCGTGGCAATGCAAATGGTAATGCGAGAGGCGCTGCATACGTTGTGCGTCAAGAACTAGAAAATCTACCAATTTTTGGTGAAGGCAGCGCAAGCCCACAAGCCCTGCAATTAAAAGCATTAGCCGATCAAGCCCGTAAATTAGTACGCCAACGCGCTGAAATTTTAAAATCTAACCCTGCATATCGTGCTGCTGTTAAAGAAGCGGCAACCGCAGAAGATGCGGCATCACAGGGCGAAAGTCTTAACGCCGCGACTTTTCATAAAAAGTTTGTTTCTGGTGGAACGCCTGAATCAATCAGACGAATGAAAGCTGAATTGGCTGATGATAATTTGGCAAATCAATCAATTGCTTTTAGTGAACTAGATCGAGCTAAAAATGCAGCAGTTAATGCAAGTGGCAAGAACCTAACACCTGAACAGTACGCAAAATTTATCAAACAAAACAGTTCTATTCTTAGAGAAACTTTGCCACCACAGGCAATGCAAGATGTTTTGGAGTTAGGAGCATTGACTAGCCGAATCGGTATGCCAAAAACAGGCACATTCAATTACTCAAACAGTTACAGCAGTATGCTTGGCGACATGGCTAAAAACGGTTTGATTAGTGTTGGTGAAGCTAAACTTGCTGGCGCAACTGGTGGAGCATCAATTCCTGCTATTGGTGGCTTAAAAGTAATGTTTCAAAAACTAAACAAAGACGCTTTTGCTAAAGAGGCATTAAACCCTTACGGCGGCTTAACTAAGGAATAAAAATGGCAGTCAATCTATCCCCCATTGGTAACGGCTTTCAGTTCTTTACCACCACAGGGCTACCGTTAGCAGGTGGGTACATCTACACCTACCAAGCAGGCTCTACAACGCCTCTAGCGACCTATACGGACTCGGCAGGTACGTCTAACAACACCAACCCGATTCAATTGGGAACGGATGGACGCCCACCGCAGGAAATTTGGTTGACCGCAGGTTCAAACTACAAGTTTGTGTTGACCGATTCCTCTAACGTGGTGATTCAGACCTATGACAACCTTTACGGGATTATTGGCACAACTGGTAGCGTTAGCGCAGTTCCTGCTGGCGGCATCATTATGTGGTCTGGCAGTATTGGTTCTATTCCTTCTGGGTATTACCTTTGCGATGGCACGAACGGCACTCCTGATTTGCGTGACCGCTTTGTTGTTGGTTCTGGGTCAACCTATGCTGTTGGCAATACTGGCGGTTTTACTTCTTCTGTGACCTCCAATATTGGTACGAACCTGCCTTTGTACTATTCCTTGGCCTTTATCCAAAAATCATAATTATCAGAAAATCATAATGGCTACTATAAACATTACTGAAGCTCGTCTGACAACTCATGAGGAAGTTTGTGCTTTCAGATACGAGCAGATCAATGCCAGGCTCAAACGGTTAGAAGGCGTCATCATCAAAGCCTGCGGCGTTATGCTGATTAGCATGGCGGGTATGATTTGGGCGTCCATTAGCCATCTGAGGTAAATCATTGACCCGATCAGCCTTCTCCTCATGGCTCAGAGTGCGGTCTCTGCGATTCGCACAGGCTGTCAATGGCTGGCAGAGGGTAAGGCTGTCATTGATGACTTCAAGGGCGAAGCTGAGGGGATGGTTAACACCGTCAAGCAGTCAATTGAAACCGTCACCGGACTGTGGGATTGGGCAAAAAACTTGTTTAAGTTTACAAAGCCCAAAAATAAGTATACAGAGAGTGCCCCTGTTCCTGCTCGATCTACCGCTAAGGCTGCATCTGTTGTTTCAGAATTAACTTATGAACAATACCAAGCCAAGGCAGTCCATGACATCTGTGAAAACCTGAAAATCTATTTTGAGGCAATACGAAAGCTGAAATCACATTGTCAAGAACTTGAACAACAATCTTTGACGACAGAGAAAGTTGCTGACAGTGCGATTGATCGAATTGAGCTTGAATGGCAGATGAACCAGCTGGCTGTTCAGGTGAGAGAGGCAATGGTTTACACGCCTGAATCTTTGGGCTTGCAGGCTTTATATCGTCGGTTTTTGGAGATGTACGATCAGATTCTGGAGGAACAAGAGTTCGCCCGTGAAGTCAAAGCAAAGAAAGACAGGGACGGTAAATGGCAACGCGAGCTACTCAAACATCACAGAATCGACAAGGCGGTTATGGTGGTGGCAGTCCTGATTCTGGTGGCGTGGATGTGGGGGCTGCTGCTGTCACTCGGATGGCTCGTGAGGACGCCAGATGGTTTGCAATCGCTGTGGTTGTCTTAAGCCTGGTGTTGTTTTTGGCTTTGCCTTTGTCTGTTTTGGTGATGATTGACACTATGAAGATGAAGACGGAGATTCGGCAAGAAATGAAGCAGATTAAAAAGCTGCAACAGGAATTGAAAAGGAAAACAGATGAATGACTTACTCAACTTGCTTAAGGGTGTTGCGCCCACTCTCGCAACTGCTGTTGCTGGCCCTCTTGGTGGTGCTGCTGTCACCGCTATTGCTAATCGTCTTGGCGTGGGAGATAGCGTTGCGGAAGTTGCTAAAGCCATTGCCGGAGACCCCTCAGCCGCAGCCAAACTGCAAGAGCTAGAGCTGGAGTACGCCAAGCTGGAGGCTGCTGACCGAGACAGCGCACGCAAGCGAGAATCTGAAATCGCTACCAGCGCAACAGCACCTTGGTACAGCAAAATGGTGACGCCTTTGCTCGCTGTTGGAGTGTTTGCTTTTTGGGGTGCGGTGCAATGGTTTTTGGTGAATCACATTGTGCCCTCCGAAATGCGTGAGATCGTGATCCGCTTGCTGGGCCAGTTGGACGCAGCATTCATGATGGTTTTAACTTACTACTTTGGCGCAAGCCATAAACACTGATATGCAACTCTCAGAACACTTTACCCTTGACGAAGCAACGTACAGCGAGACCGCTATTCGCATGCACATTGACAACCAACCCAGTACACTTCAGTTGGAAAACATGAAAGTTGCTGCTGAACACTTAGAGAAAGTCCGCGATGTTACTGGGCCTCTGCGCGTTAATTCTTGGTTGCGCCTTCCTGATGTCAACGTGGCAGTTGGAGGGTCTAAAGTCTCCAGCCACATGGATGGTTGGGCTATTGACGTTTCTTCTTCTACTCATACACCTTATGAGCTATGTCAACTAGTAAAGAAAGCTGGCATTAAGTTTGACCAAGCCATCCATGAGTACGGACGTTGGATGCACATTAGCTTTGCTCCAGAGATGCGCCAGCAAGAACTTACCATCTTTAAACCAGAAGGCAAGTACAAGCTAGGCATCTTGACCGAAGCTGAGTATCACGCTTAATCGTCAAGCGCAATCATCATTGCAATGATCATGGTGAAGATGGAGGCGTACACAAATGCGCCTACCAAAAGAATTGTGATGATGATTAGTATGTCAGTCATGTGTTGTATCCGTTCTTTTGTTTGAGTGCGGCTTCAATCGTTTCAGCAAGCATCACATCTGATTTACCGCCGATTATTTCAATGTGCAACTTGTCTTCATCTGTCAGCCCAACCCATGTGCGTTGTAATGGTCCTAATTTACAAATACCGCACATACACTCCACAGGCTCACCCTGCTCTCGCGTCAGGCTTTTCAGTGCTTCTTCACAAACTTTAATGGCTGCTAAACGTTTGTCGTAATCAAAATCTTTCAACGCATCAATTGCCAGTTTGAGTGCTTTTTTCATTCTTCAACTCCGAAATGTTCTTCCATCCCAAAACCAATCTCACGGGCTTGATTGTGAGTCAAATACTTTTCAGGATATTCACGGACAAAATCAGCACATTCCTTAATAATCAACTCGGCGAACTTTGCCAAATGATAGTCATATTCACCAGCAGTAAACTTGCCGGGTCGAGGCCACATTGATACAGTGGACTTTTCCCAAAGTTCTTTAATTCGTTCGTTCATGCTTCACCTCTGATGATTTCTGCGGGTTCGTGCGGTTCATAAAACCCTGTGCCTGTGTCCCGTGCGTCAAACACTTTTGCTAGACGCTCACGTACCAATTCGATGGTGTCAACAATGTCATCTATGCCCATTGCATAAAGTTCTTCTCCGTGCGTGTCGCCGTTTTCATCACACATCCGTGTTCCGTATGAACTTGCAATGTGTCTAGCCATCTCAATGATTTCATCTTGTGTCATAAATATTCCTTTGCAAATTCATCCACAGTTAACGTGCGCTCGGTGCTGTTGGCCCAACGGTCAAAAGTCTCATACACCTCACCCACATCTACCACACCAGCGCGCCAACGAACTCTAAAAGGACGACCAAATGCTTTGCAATACTTCCAGTTTTTGCGCCATGCCATGCGGCTTAACCCATGCGTTACCTTGTCATCAAAGTCGTACTGTGTCCAATGGCAAGGACTGCACCTAAACCCTGCGCGGCGCATCTTTGTTTTAAGTGTTGACTGATTCATACATCCTCCCATTTCCATCCAAGCAACTTTCCTTGTGTTGGCACAAACGCCCACTCACGTTCTTTTCTCAAGCTATCTGACATTACTTCTTTGCCTGTTAGCTCAATAAATCCAAGCGTCTGAAGTTCTTTCAATCGACGAGCAACCTGGTTAGATTGCAACCCTGTATGGTTTGCTATCCCATCTTTTCCAAGCGGCCCAAAGCGTTTTAAACACGCCACAATGACCTCTTGGTGTTGAATGGCAAGGTCTTTAGCAGACGCTGCCGACTTGAAACTTGTAATGGCATCATTTGCCCGTGATCGAAAAAACTGGAACATAAAACCTTCTTTCTTTGGTTAGTACATTAAATTGAATTTAAAACGGTGCATCTGAAAATTCAGAATCGTCCCTTTGCTCTACTTTGTCGCGCGGCTCAAAGATGTAAGCCCATCCTGACCAACCACCGTCCACCACAGGAATGGAATCAATCTTGATCATTGGGCCTTTCTTGGTTTCAATGATTGACCCAATACGCTGGTAAGACGTCTTTTCCTCGCCTGACTTGTTGGTGTATTTGCCAGATGCAACTTTGATCTCGTTTAGTAATTTAGCCATGTTTGCTTTCAAAATGTGTGTTCTTGTGAGATTTGTTTAACCATCTTGTCAAAGTACTTTCGTGCTTCGTCAACCTTAAATTTGATTTTGTCTTCTAGTGTCTTGTCCCTTTCGTACTTAACAATCGTCACGCGAAGCTCTGGGTTGATGTGGTCAACCAGGTGAAGTTTCTTGTCCTCGTAACCAATCAAGTGATCTGGCGTGTTGACCATGCAATAAGCAATATGGGAAAAGTCCAAGTCCCAAAGCCACATATACGCCCTAAGCTGCCATTCGTAGGTTTTGTTTTCACCATCTACTGACAGAACAGGAAACGTGGACAGAGACCAGCTAGATTTAATGTCAATGATCTGATCAAGCGCAACAATGTCTGCTTCACCGGATAACCAATCGTTTGATTTGCGCTCGGTGTTCTTTTTGTAGTTGGCAAACATCACAGAGTTGAGCAGTTCAATAGATTGATCTTCAACCGTCAAACCTTTTTCCATGTACTTGTTTGAGATGCGCTCATCAAACCCGTAAACAAACTCCTTTGCTTGTTTGGTGATGGCGGTCTTAGCTCCTACGGACAAGGTTTCATCCTTGCCTTTAGGATCGGTCATGATCTCTGCGAGAGAGCTGGCGCGGATGTTAAGCATTACGTGCCTCCATCATTTCGTCTGCGTAAGCATAAGCAACCTCTGCCACATCAGACCTGTTGTCAAGATTTAAATCTTTGTCCCACATTAAAGATTGCATTGCCTTAGCGGCAAAGTAATCCCGCAAGGTCATGCCACCTTCGCCCCATACATCAATACCTTCTTTCGTCTTGATGCTCGCGCTGGGAAATGCTGGCCCACCTGTTTCTTTAGTCATTGATTTCTACCTGTTGTTGAGTTAAATGAAAAATGTTTGTGTTGCACACCGACAATGGAAAATACAGTTTGTCAAGGGTTGGCC